CGAATGCCTAGCAGCCTTCTTGCAGGCGTCTACGGATGTTGCGGCGACCTATCAGGACGCACTCGATCTGGTCGAGGACAATGACGGCGCAGCCGGTGGAGCGGTCGTGAAGACCGAAGAGACACCGTCCGCGCCGCAGGTCGATATGGCCGCCATCGGTGAGATGATCGCCACGGCGGTGAAGGATGCCATCGCACCGGTTACCGGTGCGGTAGCTGAGGTCAGTCAGAAGATGGCGGAGGTCTCCGAGACCGTCGCCACCGTAAAGACCGATCTCGATGCACGGGTGGACGCGCTCGAAACGCGCGGTCAGGCCCGTAAGGGAGAAGTCACTCCTCCCGTTGTCGAGCGCAGCCAAGAAGAGAAGCCCCCAGTCAAAGCCCACCGTGGCATGCTGGCGGCACTCGGCAGTCGTCGCGCCAACGAGGCTTAGGAGCATCACCCAAACGAACCATCACGGCCCACCCGTGTAGAAAGAAGGAATACCATGGATAAAATTCAGCGCGCTGATCTGGCCCTTGCGGACCTGACGGCAAACGGTGGCGTCCTGAACCCCGAGCTTCAGGATACGTTCTACCGGAAGATCATCGACGAGCCCACGTTCATCAAGCAGACCCGCACGGTCCCGATGAACGCGCCCGAGATGAAAATCCCGAAGATCGGGTTCGGCAGCCGCGTCATCCGCCCGGCCCCGAACACGGGCTCCGGTGGTTACGTCGACGGTGGCGACAACACCCGCTGGCTGCGTGCCGCTGATCGCGTGAAGCCGGACTTCGGTCAGGTCGATCTCACCACGAGCGAGATCATCTCCGAAATTCACATTCACGACGACCTGCTCGAAGACAACGTCGAGCGGGAGCAGATGGCCGAGACCATCATGACCCTTCTGGCCGAGCGTATTGCGCTCGACCTCGAAGAGTTCGTGCTCAAGGCGGACAAGTCGCTCACCGCGACTGACCCGCTGCTCGCGCTTCAGGACGGCGTCCTGAAGATCGCCACGTCGAACGTGGTGAACGCGGCTGGCGCTCCGGTCAGCATCGACGTGTTCAACAACATGAAGAAGGCGTTGCCGACGCGCTTCCGGCGCAACCTGTCGCAGCTTCGCTTCCTCACGTCGATGAACGTCGAGAGCGATTATCGCGTGCAGGTCGCAGGTCGCGGCACCAGCCTCGGCGATCAGGTGCTCACGGGCTCCGTCGCTCTGCCGGTCCTCGGCGTTCCGCTTCAGGGTGTTGCCCTGATGCCGGAGGCGAACGGTCTGCTGATCAACCCGTCGAACGTCATCGTCGGCATTCAGCGGAACATCCGCATCGAACGCGCGCGCGACATTCGTGCGCGTAGCTGGATCATCGTCGTGACGATGCGTCTCGGCTTCGCCATCGAAGAAGAGCTGGCGGTTGTGAAGCTGACCAACCTCGGCTAAACAACGCTGATGGGAAGGGACGGCTACTGATGTGGCCGTCCCCTACCTAAGCAGAGGCAATCCCACACGGGTAGCAAAGGAAGAAGAGAATGGCGGACGAGACGGAAGGCGGCGCAGTCGCCAACAAGGTCGAAGTCGAGGCGACGCTGGTTCATGGCGAAGTCTACTACCTCGGTAACAAGGTTTTTCATCACGGTAAGCCGGTCCCAGTGACCGACGAAGAGCGGGAGATGCTCGAAGACGAGGAGCATGCTGCTGACGTGCTCACGGTCGGTCGTGAAGGCGACAGCCATGTGCGGCTGAAGTTTTCGTTCGCGCCGGTCGGTTCTGGGCAGGATGCCGTGAAGTCACGAAGCGAGGCGGAAGCTCCGTCGCCGCCGCGCCGCGTGCGGGCTGCTGGCAGCCGCTAATTACTTCCCCGAGCGGGGAGGTTGACGGGGCGGGTAGTCGACGAGACTACCCGCCCTTTTGGTTGAGGAGGACGAGACGTGGACTTGCAGTCGATCACCAGCCTGCCCCTTGTCACGGTCGCTGACGTGATGGACTTCTGTGAGTTGGGTCAGAGCAAGACGCAGCTCGCAGGCAGCTTGGCTATGGTTGCCACTCGCATGATCGAGAAAGAGTGCTCTCGCGCGTTTGCCCCTCAGAGCGCACCCATCGTCGAGCTGATCACCGCGAGACAGACGATCAGCACCCGGTATGATTGGGAAGGTTTTGGCGAGATCACCATGGGAGGCAGCGGCCTGATCCGGATATCGAAGCCGCAGAGCCACCAGCTCCTAGGCGTCAATATCGATCCTGCATCCGTGCAGGTGTGGTACGATCCCACACGCCAGTTCACCGACGATACGCTGTTCGACCCCACCGAGGGCGACTATTTCATGGAGGGGGACACGCTGGTCATCCAGCGCGGCACGTATTACTCGCAGCGCACGCTCAAGGTCAGCTATACCAGCGGGTTTCCAGTGGTCGCAGAGAGCGGCACAGAGCCGGAGCACTTGGGTTCTGTGCCGGAGGAGCTGCGGCAGGCGTGTCTATTTCAGGCAGCGTTCCTGAAGATGCGCGCCAAGCCCGATAACATCGGCATGGAAGGCGAGCGGACCAAAACCACCAAGGGCACCAACAATATCATCGCCCCGTTCACCGTGCTGGGCGGCCTGTGTCCGGAAGCTGCGGCGTTCGCCGATCCGTACAAGCGGGTGTTGATAGGCAACTCGTGATCACAGTCGAGATCGAGGTCGGCGGTCAGCGCTTCGAGAACATCGAGAACGCCTTCAAGCAGCTCGGTGACAAGCTGGAGCACGTTCTAGACGAGGCTCCACCGATCCTAGGCAAGTCGCTCGGCGATGCGTTGCAACAGGTTGCAAAGAAGTTGGCCGAGATGCACGGCAATCCGTGGAACGGCGAAGTAGCATCGGGAAGCCAGTTTCTTCAGGTTCGCAGCGGCGAGGGTTTGCGTTCGATCCAGAAGAGCATCGAAACCAAGATCGGAAAAGGCGAAGATTTGGTCGCGGGGCAGATCAGCGCCGGATCGATGGGTATACACGAAACAGGCGGGGTCATCCGGGCTACACGCTCGAAATACCTGACGATCCCCTTGCCCGATGCGATGGATGCGCGCGGCATACCGCTGAAGCCCCGTGCAGGGGACTGGGACAACACGTTTGTCGCAAGAAGCAAGGCAGGCAATCTCCTGATCTTTCGACGCGGCCAAGCCTCTCGGAAGATCACTCCGCTGTATCTGCTCAAGACCGAAGTGAAGATACCGCCGAGGCTGCATCTGGAGGATACCATCACCGGCACTGGCCTGCCATATTTTGAGAGCCGGGCGCTGGAGGATATCAGCAAGTTGTTGGAGAGGTTCTGACATGCCTGTTTATGACGAGACCGTGAGGAAGCTGGCGCTGAATAGCCTGAAGCAAAGGTTCTTGGACCAGCGCAAAGGTGTCGACGGGGCCGCGATCACGTGGGACTTCGTGAGCAGCGATCCCTTGACCGAAGACCAGAAGCAGGCTGGTAATGCGATGGGCGTCTATCCGACGACTACGCGGACCAAGCAGATCGTCGGCTGGGACGAGCACTGGATGCGGGTTATTTTCGAGTTTCACGTCAAGGTGCTCGACGGCGACAGCCCTTCTGATGCTTTGGAAGATGCATTGGGCGAGGTGCAGCGCGTGGTGTTTCTGGATACCAATTGCGGCGGCCTCACCATCGATATCAACGAGGTGGGTAGCGATACAGAGATCGGCCTGCCAACGGATCGCGTCGCTCAAGGCGGACTGGCCGTGGATGTTCGCTACCGGCACCGTACGGGTAACCCGTATGCGATGTGATCTACACGTCTTGACAGCGGGATGCCTGATGTCCGATAACGCGGCGCAGTAGGGCACTCGTGCCGTCTACACCTTATTCGCTTAGGAGACAGACATGAGCGGCTTGCTGACGAGGAAAGGCTCTCTGCGCTTCGGCCTCGAAACGACGCTGGGCGTCAACCCCGGCCTGACCGGCGCGGGTGCCATCGAAGTCGAAGACCCGAACTTCACCACCGACATCAAGATGCTTCAGCGGAAGTACTCGACCAACGATCTGTCGCCGTTCTCTCAGCGCGTCGGTCGCATCCTCGCTGGCTTCGAGTGGAAGACCAACCTCGGTGGCAACGGCCTCGTCCAGTCCGGCCTTGCGGCGGATATCCCGATCCATGCCAAGCTGCTCCAAGCCTGCGGCATGCAGCTCACGCAGATGGACGGTGCGGGAACCAACAACAATTCCGGTCCGGTCGTTCCGAATTTCGACAACCCGTCGACTTCGCCCCTCGTAACGTGGGCCAAGACCGCCACGGCAGTGACCATCACCGCTCCGGTGTTTCTCGTCCTGACGGTCGTGACGCCGGGTGCGTCTGGTGTCGCCACCATCTCGGTGACCTCCAATAACACGACTGTTCAGCCCAACATCGCCGCGACGGTGGTGACTTCTGGCACGCCGTTCCTGTTGGGCAATTGCGGTACGCTCACGCCGAGCTGGACCGGCGCGCTGACCGCAGGTCAGAAGTGGAGCGTGGCCGTGTTCCCGAAGGGCTGCTTGCTGCGCCCGACCAGCGTTGCATCGAGCATGAAGACTGGCTCGTTCGAGCTGAACTTCGATGGCCTGAAGCACGAGGGCAATGCGGCGATGGGGTCGTTCTCCATTGACGCCATGGCCGGTGATTATGCGCCGATCAGCTATCGCTTCGTCACCACGTGGGTCGATCCTGTCGACGCCGCGTCGCCGAGTGATACGTTCACCAACCCTATCGCTCCGATGGTCGAGAATGCTGGCTTCACGTGGGGCGGCAACAGCGGTCTTCTGGTCGAGAAGTTCTCTCTCGACATGCAGAACCAGATCGAGGCTCGTTCCAGCGTCAACCACCCGAAGGGCTACTTCGGCTGCCGTATCACCGACCGCACGCCGCAGGGCGGTTTCGATCCCGAGGTCGAGTACGAAGGGACGTACCCCTTCTGGCAGGAGTTCACCAACTCCAAGACCCGCTCGCTGTTCGCCCAGATCGGCACGCAGGTGGGCAATACTGTGGTGCTCTACTGCCCGATGGCGCAGGGTTCGGACCAGAAGTACGGCGACCGGCAGGGTTTGCGCACGTACGACAAGTCGTACAACGCCACTCGTCTCAACGGCGACGACGAAGTCTACGTCGCGTTCTGCTAGTGCAGCCGCAGGGGCAAGCCTCTTTTTCCGGGCCGGTGTCTTCAGGGGCACCGGCCAAGGCTTTCGGGACCAAGACCTACGTGGTCTTGCAGCGCCAGTTCCGTGGTCCGAAGGACAGGCGGCCCAATGTCAAAATCCTCGCTGTGAAGCTTACCTACGCAGCGGCTGACAGCATCAAGCGGATCACTCCCGGCACGTGGATAGAGCGCTACGATGCCGACAAGGTTCATCACCAGCCACCCCAAACAGCGCCGGAGCCGGAACTCCTGTCGCCCATTGCAACAGGTTGCAACGATACAGTTTAACCAACGCCAAGCAGCACAAGGAGGCAGATTATGGCGATCAAGGCACTTACCCCCGGAAAGACGTTCTTCCACAAGTCTATGTACGATCAGCGCCCACCGAAGATCGAACCGAGCGAGAAGAACCCGACCCCGGACAACAAGGCCCACGACGAGTGGAGACCCACCAAGTGGGGCATGCGGGTGCTCGACAGTCGCGTGCTGGGTATCCTCAAGGATAAGTCGACCAAGCTCGGCATTGATCCGACACGCCCGGACGAGGAAGTCACGACACAGGTCGGTCAGAACGATTACTACTTCCAAGTCTGCCAGCTCGGTCTCACAGAGGAGACCGAGGGTTACGAGGTCAAGTACCAGAGCGGCAAGCGCAACATCGGCGGCAAGAGCTACCCCATCGCCACGGCGGAGTATGTCGGGACGATCCCCGACTATGTCATCGCCGAGCTGGCTGAGCGGATCATCGCCGGTAACACGCTTACGGCAGACGAGGGAAACGCCTCCGCCTAGCGGTCCTGTCCATCCATCTTCAGCCCGACTGGGATTGCTCAACGTGCACCGACAAGCTGAAGATTAAGCGGGGTTGCGAGGCGAAACCGAAGTCGAAGATAGAGATCGAGGGGCAGGTGCTGGATCGCTGTCCACGTCGCCTTCTCCTCGATCAGCCGCAGGATGTGGCGGAGGTCTTCTGGTGGTATCAAAATTATCGTCGCGGGCTACTACCTGTAGACGGTGGTCTTTTGGATCAGCCTGCGCTATTGATGGAATGCTTCTCGGTTATCGACAGCGCAATCGCGACGTACGAGGCCGAGCAAGCCGAGGAGATGCGTAAGCAAACCTCGAAGTGAGGCTCTTGATGAAGGGTTGATCAGGTGGCGATGAAGAACCGCGATTTGACCTTCACCATCAAGGTCCAGAACGCGGCGCGTACTGCGTTGAAGGCGTTGGGCGTGGACTTCAAGTCTGCGGGCAAGGACGCCTCAGACGCCGCTGGTCAGGTGACCAACGCGGGCAAGGCGTTCGACGATCTGGCGAAGCGCGCCAAGGCCGGGGCCGATGCGGTCAAGTCTGCGACGGCGTCCAACGTCAGCAGCGCCAACCAAGAGGTAACCGCGCAGCAACGGGTTGCACAGGCATACGACCGCACGGCTGCGGCACAGGCACGGCTGCGCAACTCGCGTGGCCAGTTCGCCAGTCAGGGCTCGTTTGTCGTAGGCGGTACTGCGGGCAGTAAAGCCGCGACCGCCGCGCAGGATGCGCAAATGGCCGCCATGGTCGGTTCGTCCGGCGTATCCATGACACCGGTTGCCCTGACAGCCATGCAGGCCGAGGCTGCCAAGCTTCGAGCTGCCTTGTACCCGGCCACCACCGAGTACGAAGCGCTGATGGCCAAGCAGAAAATGTACAACAGCATGCTCAAGGCCGGGGTGATCACCCAGACCGAGTACAACGGAGCGTCGGCGCTGGTGAAGAAGGGCCTTGCCGAGCTGGAGGCAGGCGTTTCCAAGCACACGTCAGCCGTTAAGGTGAATACGCTGGCCATGCGCGAGAGCCTTGTCTTGATGCGTGAGTTCGCGCGCGGGGACACTTCGCGCATGGCCGGTTCGGCGACGCTTCTAGCGCAGAGCTTTGGACTACTCGACAAGGCGATGATGGCACTCATGAACCCTGTGGTGCTGGGTATCATTGGGTTTTTCACCGCAGCGGCGGCAGCTCTCGGTCTGTACACCTCGGCGTCGGTTTCGGCGTCTCAGGAGAGTTTGCATCTCACCAATATGCTGAAGCTACAGGCGGCTACCAGTGGCCTTACGGTCAGTGGCCTCAAGCAGATGGCCGACAGCATAGCGGCATACAACAACGTGTCTGTCGCCTCGGCTCGGTCGGTAGCTAGCACTCTGGCGAGCAGCGGGGCGTTTACCTCTCAGCAAATCCAGACACTGGCTAACGATGCGGAGATGTTGGGCCGCGCCACTGGTCAGAGTGCCAATGATATTGCCAAAGACTTCGACAAGATGCGCGACGGCGCAGGTAAGTACGCGGAAGACTTCGCCAAGCAGTACAACGGCATTCTGTCACCCATGCAGGTCGCGATCATCAAGGACTTGGATGATCGCGGTAGGAAGGAACAGGCCCTCG